AAAAAAAATAACACAGCGTGATTCAATAACCTACACGATAGCCAGTCTGTCGGTAGAGACAGGAATTGCGCCCCAGGCTTTTATAGATATGGATCAAGAAATGCTTAGGGCAATTGTCCAGGTATTGTCGGATCGAGCTAAGGAGATCAAAAATGCCAGTAAACGTCACAGGCGTTAAAGAACTCATCAAAGCCATAAATCTAGTAGATCCTGAACTTAACAAACAAATGCAAAAATCAATACGTGAGGCTATGATTCCTATCAGAGATACCGCACGCCGTTACTTACCTGATGACAGTGATGTTTTATCAGGTTGGCGCAAAATCAATGTTACAGCTGAGCAAAAGTACAGAGCATTCCCATTTTACAATCAAGAAGTAGCACGTAATGGCGTATATTTTAGTGCAGGCAAAACTAGAGCAAACAAAAATGGATTTTCTTTCACACACTTTGTGGCAAACAAATCAGCATCTGGTGCAATATTTGAAACCGCTGGCCGTAAGAATCCTGGTGGAGATCCTAAATCTGAGAGTCTTAACCCTAGAGCAGGCATTCACTTTATCCAATCTGCACAAAATGCAAGCCAATTAAAAGGTGATGGAATGCAACGTGGTAGAGCAATCTATCGTGCTTGGTATGAAGATAGTGGCAAGGTTTACCCAGCTGTTATTAAAGCCATAGATATTACAGCTACTAAGTTTAATAATGGCCAGATGGGTAACGCAGCATAATGGCCAAACCACCAGCCTTAATAGTCTCCGCATTAGCCACTTGGAATGGCAAAGCCCTTACTAAAGGCAAAAAACAAATATCTGACTTTGACAAATCAGCACAGAAGTTAGGCAGGACACTTACTAAGTATCTAGGTGCTACTGCTTTGGTAGCCTTTGGTAAAAGTTCAGTTAATGCTTTTATAGAATCAGAGAAGGCTGCGGCCAAACTACGTACCACAGTTAGTAACTTAGGTTTATCCTTTGAGCAATCAAATATCGACAATTATTTGCAAAAACTATCTTTACAGTTTGGCATAGTAGATGAAAATCTGATCCCAGGCTTTCAACGCCTGCTTATTGTTACTAAAGATGTTGCCAAAGCCCAAAGCATATTCCAGACTGCACTTGACGTATCAGCCGGTACTGGCAAAGACCTTACAACTGTATCTACAAGCTTATCTAAAGCCTATCTAGGCGATAACGTAGCCTTAGGCAGATTAGGCGTAGGACTAAGCAAGGCTCAATTAAAATCCTCATCATTCTTAGATGTACAGAAAACCCTTAACGCTAACTTTGCAGGTCAAGCATCAGCAGCTGTATCAGGCTATGCCGGTGATATGGCTAAATTAACTGTAGCCGTTGATGAATCTAAAGAGGCTATTGGCAAGGGTTTGTTAGATGCTTTGAAGACCTTATCAGGTGATAGATCAATAGACACATTTACTAATAATATGATTAAAAGTGCCAATGTTATTGCAGGTGCTTTTAATAGCATAGCAAGGCTTGTCAGCACAGTTATACCGGGTAATGTAATTAAGGTTAATGGTGAGTATCGATTAAAATCTGAGTTGCCAGGTACTCAGCAATCAAGCAGTACACGTGTTAAAGATTATGTGGTTATGGCTAAAACAACCAAAGCACGTAAAGATGAATTAGCAATCCTTACCGCATCTAATAAAGCCAAAACCGAGATAGACAAACTTAAAGACAAGTTTGACCTAGAGCGCATTAGTTTAACTGCAGCCCTTAATGCTGCTACCGATGATGAGACCAAACTACGTATCAAAGCCCAGTTAGCCATTTTAGATAACAATGAGGCTTTAGCCAAAAAATATAATAAAGAATTAGAAGCAGCCTCAGCGGCACAAACTTTATCTACTGCTTTAAGTGAGACTACTTCAGTCTTAACTAAGACTTTAATGCCTGCTTTATTTACAGCTGCAGGTGAAATGACCGCTAGAGCAGGTCGAGTATTAGCACCAATAGAAGGCGTTAGCAGTGCTATAGCAGGTGGATCTGCAAGTAGTGCAACTAACATAGGTGTTAGCGTAGATGTAAGTGGCACATCCGTGGGTGGCGGCGTGAGTAACACAGATATTGAGCAAACCGTACAAGAAGCAATTTTGTCACTCTATCGTCAAGGACGTAATCAAGTACCTGCTGGAGCGTTATAGTGGCCGTTCCAACCATCAATGCCATTATTAATTTTAGCACTGGTCCTGCAATTGCTCAGGCTATGCAGATCGATATTGGTCAATTGGGAGTAAATGTATTAGCTGATAACGTAGCGGTGATTGTTGATGTATCTAATCAAGTAGATGTAATTCAAACTAGGCGTGGGCGTAATGCTTTAGCCGATGAGTTCCAGACTGGTCAATTAACTCTACGCATAGTAGATCAAAATGGCGACTTCAATCCACAGAATCCATCTAGCCCATACTTTGAATTACTAACACCTATGAAAAAGGTACAAATAACTGCAACCTACTCAGGAGTAACTTATCCAATCTTCTCAGGCTTTATTACATCTTATGTTAATAGCCAACCTAAAGATGCAACAGAAGTTGCTTATACAACTATACAAGCTGTAGATGCTCAAAGATTAGCTCAGAATGCTCAGATCTCTACAGTGACAGGTGCTACTGCAGGAGACTTATCAGGCACACGTGTTAATCAAATCTTAAATACTATTAGCTGGCCTAACACTCAACGTGATATAGATTCCGGATTAACTACTTTGCAGAATGATCCAGGCACCAACAGGACTTCTTTACAGTCCTTACAAACAGTAGCCAATAGTGAGTATGGCGCAATATATGTAGATGCTTCTGGCTCATTTGTATTTCAAGATCGTGCAGTAACTGTCTCATCTATTGCTGGCACGCCCACAGTATTTAGCGATAATGGTGCTGGTATCCGTTATGCAGATGCTGTATGGAAGTTAGACGATACATTAGTATTTAATAAATCAACCGTAACTAGATCAGGTGGTACTGCTCAAGTAGCAACTAATCAACCTTCTATAGATAAATACTTCTTACACTCTTACTTCTTAGACGGCCTACTAATGCAGACTGATGCTGTAGCCCTAGATTATGCGAGAGCCTATACAGCTTCTAGGGCTGAGACTTCTATTCGATGCGATGCTATAACGCTTGATCTATACACCCCTAGTTACACTACAGGCACTATTGCAGCCCTGTCTTTAGATTTTTTTAACCCGATCACAGTAATTACTACCCAACCAGGCGGATCTACCCTGCAAAAAACCCTACAGATTTTTGGAGTAGCTTTTAACATTACTCCAAATAGTTGGAAAACGACCTTTACAACGCTAGAAAATGTCATAGATGGGTTTATAATAGGCAACGTAGATTACGGTGTCTTAGGACAAAACGTCTTATCTTATTAAGGAGTAATAATGGCAACAGGATTTCCAGCAATAACCGGTGATGTTCTTACATCAGGCATGTTTAATGGCCTTGTAACATTCACACTTAACACACAATCAGGTGGTACTTACACAGTAGCCAATTCTGATCTTTATCAAGTATTAGTTGCAACAAGTGCGGCAGGAACTAAGACAGTAACTATCGCACCTGATTCAACATTAACAAGTGCAGCAGTCGGATCTGCAATAACATTCTTAAATACAGGCGCAGGATTATTAACATTTGCAGCAGGATCAGGTGTAACTATTGCATCTGCTGGTGCTGCTCCAACCGCACCAACTTTAGCAACAGCCAAATCTTGCGTTGCAGTTCGCACAGCTGCAAACACTTGGTACATTCTTGGAGCAATTGCATAATGATTGGAAATATAGTATCAAGCATTTTTGCGCCACCTTACACAGCACCAACTACATTTAATGTTGACTACCTTGTTGTTGCTGGCGGTGGTGCTGGTGGGTCTAACAAAGCGGGCGGCGGTGGTGCTGGTGGTTTAAGAAGCACCGTTACCGCAACTGGTGGTGGCGGTACTTTAGAAACTGCATTACTTCTAAGCAAAAGCACAAACTACACAGTTACCGTTGGCGCAGGTGGCGCAGGTGCCAGCGGTGCCGATGGTGGAAATGGTAGTAACTCCGTATTTAGTACAATCACATCTACGGGTGGTGGTGGCGGTGGACACTACAGCCCACCAAGTCTTTTCCCTGGAAAAGCAGGTGGCTCTGGTGGCGGAGGTGCTGGTTCTGACGAGAGCCCTGGTGCTTCTAATGGTGGTGCTGGCACTGCAAACGAAGGTTATGCAGGAGGCAATGGAGTTTTTCCTAATACTTCCTCAGCTGCTGGCGGCGGTGGTGGTGGTGCTGGAGCAGTTGGTGTAAATGGGAATACATCTGGACCAACTGCTGGCGCTGGTGGTGCTGGTGTAGCAACTTCTATTACCGGTACAAGTGTCACTACAGCAGGTGGTGGAGGTGGCGGAGTAAGAAACGGAACTGCTGGCGCTGGTGGAAGTGGTGGCGGTGGTGCTGGCGATACTGGCGGTTCACCTGTTGCGGGTACTGCAAACACTGGTGGTGGCGGTGGTGCTAGTGGACAATCAGGCAACGCAGGCGCAAACGGTGGTGCAGGTGTTGTTATTTTGCGCTACCCAGATACCGAAACAATTACAATTGGTGCAGGTTTAACAGGTACAGAAAGCGCTGCAAGTGGCGGATATAAGAGAGCCACAATTACTGCTGGCTCTGGAAATGTGAGTTGGGCATAATGGCACATTACGCATTCTTAGATGAAAATAATATTGTTACGGAAGTTATTAGGGGTATTGATGAAACAGAAAAAATTGAAGGATTAGATCCTGAAACTTGGTATAGAAACTTTAGAGGTCAAACTTGTAAAAGAACTTCCTATAATAACAAAATAAGAGGTAATTACGCAGGTAAAGGTTATACATATCTTCCATTAGAGGATATTTTTATGCCGCCTAAATGTCATGCAGAAGCAGTGTTAAATGCTAAAGCTGCCAAATGGGATTGCAACAACGAGGAACACGATGCCATTACCCTGGCTGAGTAAAGCAGCAGATACCTTAAGAGATGCCGTTACTACCTGGTATCCAGATCGCCGCACTACCAGCGATGGGTGGCTTGGCGATGCTCGTCATGCTGCCAGAAAATCAGATCATAATCCAGACAGCACCGGATGTGTTCGAGCCATTGATATTGATTCTAGGTTGGATTCATCCGAAGGGCTCTCAGTATATTTGGCTGACCAAATCAGAATCTGTGCGAAAACCGATAAGCGTATATCGTACGTAATTCATAATGGAATGATTGCAAGCAAAATACTTAATTTTAAGTGGCGTAAGTATTCAGGGTTTAATAAACACACAAAACATATCCACGTCAGCTTTACAAAGGCTGGAGATCACGATAGTAAGCCGTTCAATATACCACTACTAGGGGGCAAGATATGAAGATCAGTAAGAAACAAAAAGCAGTACTAAAGTCTTACGCACGTGGCGTGTTAGTATCCTTCTTAACATTCTTGGCCAGTAATGAATTAGGTTTAGATCCTGCCGTGTCTGTAATTGTTGCAGCGCTTGCAGGTCCAGCAGCTAGGGCTCTAGATAAATCCGACAGTGCTTATGGCATCGGTGCTAATGACTTATGAGTCCGGCAGAATGGGCCGCCTTTGGCGCTGGCGGTTGCGCCGTGCTGAGCGCCGTGCTAATAGGATTACGTTTTTTAGTTAAAGGCTGGTTGAACGAGTTACGACCTAACGGTGGATCTAGCATGAAGGATCAATTAACACGATTAGAGAAGCGTGTCGATGATCTCTTTATCTTAATTAGTAAGTCATAATTTTAATATGGCTAACACACGTAAGCG